CCATCCTGAGACGGTTCTGTGCAGCATTCATCACCATATTAACAGTGGCAGCAGCGTTATCATTCTTGAATACGTTAGGGTCTAAACCTTGACCAACCTTGCTAACACCTGTACGTTCTTCTTTCTTGCCATTAATATATTCAAGTAAAGAGTCGATACCTTGTGGTAACTGGTGGAATGGGAAAGGTGTTACAGCACCCTGAGACAGAACTTCAACGACTGCACCCGGTCTGTTATTCAGCAGAGACTCACGGTCATACTGACCTTTGATTGCTTCATAGCGACGGAAGTTTGCATTCATAATGTTATCGATTGTACCACGAACAAGAGTTGTACTTAAGTCTTGGACATCTTTAGTGATATCAAACACAGACTCACCCCATACAGAACCTGGGATTGGGAATGGTGTCAGAGTTTCAAACGGGAATTCATTGACACGGTTGACTTCAAGAATCTGACCGTTCAGGGTGAACACCTGCAAGATTTCCAATCTCCCACTTACGAGGGAAGACTTAATGTAGTTCTCATGCAACCATAACTTATCTGACTTATCATCACCAACACTCAGAACATCACTGACATTCAGTGGATTCAGGTTATTAACACGTGAGTTGGCAATAACACCAGCTTCAATATCACTGGATGCGGGGTTAAGGTTCTCGATTGTATCAGCATCAAAGCCCATGATGAGCAACTCATCTTTACTTTTTCTTACTCTGTGACCAATGTAATTAGCATCAGCAAGAGTACGAGCAGTAGGTTCAATGATAACTTCTTCGAATGGTACATACTCAACACAAACACCTTCGGTTGTTACTTCATAAGTAACTTGACCAGAGAACTTCTCTTCTTCTTTTTGTTCTGGCTCTTTTGTCTCGTCGTCTTTTTCGAGAGTAACATCTTGTGAAGGTTCTTGTGGCTGACCCATAGGAGGGTCTTGTAAATCATCAGTGCCTGTAGTATCTACTTCTGGCTTAGCCGGAGCATCGTCATCAATAGAGTCAAACATATCATCAGCTGCATTAGCAACGTCAGTAATGACACCAGTAATCTTTTTATTGTGCTTATCTACTTCTTCATCTTCTGATAAATCAGTGATTTCTGTGTTAAATTCTACAATTTCACCCTCAATTCCACTCAGATAAACGTCAAGTTCATCCTTTGTGAGACCTTCAAACTCTTCTGTAAAGACTTTCTTAGTGGTCTTCCAGTAGCGTTTGATGAAAGAGTTACGAGCAATAAGACATTCTTTAAACGCATCATGCAACACGTTAAAGCCTGGGTTATCTCTCAGCAGAATCTTGTTCACCATCTTAGTTGCAGCAATAGCTGCCTCTGAATCTTTGGAATGCATAGGCGAGAACTTAACTGCATCTTCACCACTGGTAAAGACACTAACAAGTTCTTGCAGAGTACCATTCACAGATTCCCAGACAGAGCGGTCTACCCATTTAGATGAACCTTTAGTAACAGGCTCTGGCAGATTACCATAGTAATACTCCCAACCTGTTCGGGCTCTTACACCCAGCTCACCTTCGTGATATCCGATAGCGTGATTGTAATAGGTTCCAACTTGATGTTGTAACTCCATCATCTTATCTTCGCTAAGGGTCACGTTACCAGTAATAATATCGTTTGACATTCAAAATCCCCTTAATAATTATAGTTCCAATTGTCGTTGTATGCTGATTTGAAGCCAGCACTTGCTTCACCTGCACTCATACCACGAGCAACAACGGAGAGAGATGAATATCTCATGGCGTCCATCGTATCATCAAAGTCTTTTACAATCTTGCCGTCTCGGCGATGATAGCGACGAATTTCTTCGAAGACTCGACCACAAGTGCTGAACACTTTGAATCGACCTGTCTTCATTCTCTGAAGGATTTCCATAATGCCTGGTTCCACAAAGTTATTCTTCTTACCCGTCCAATCCAATGGATTATAAAACGTCTCCGGCATTACATTTACGCCAGCCTCTGCATAATAGGACGCGACGCTTCTGCCTGAACCACGTTCAGTGTTGTCTGCATCATGTGGAAGAATGACAGGAATCCAGCCGCCTCTAGCATTAATAGCCGTGGCATGCATAGATGGAACACCTGCATCTGCATGGTAACAATCGTACACATAGATAGTATCTGTTGCAGCGTCATACGCTGTCCATACTGCCGCTGTATCATGACTAATACCAATGTCAACTGCACAAAGTCTACGCCAGTGCTGTGGAATCTCAATAGGGTCCATTGCAACAGACGACTCTGCTATATCATATACTAAACCTTCACCCATCATAGGAATACCTCTCGAGCGCATCTCGTGCTGCCATGCGGGAATACTTGCCAACAACTCTTTTTTAGTTTCTTCATCTAAGTGTGGCGCATCATCCCAAGTTGCATTCTGAAAATATAAATAACCAGTCGTGTCTTTCATGAACAGGTCAACCAGTTTCGTCAAACCGTTTTCAGGAGTAGCGGTAGTGGTAATCAAACCACCAGTTGTTGCAGTACGAGTTACACACTGGGAATAAATTTCCATAGAGTGGAACGGGTCTTCTTCGTCAAGCCAAATGTAATCCACTGTAGCACCCATCAGTACGTGTTCGCCCTGTTGAGTAGAACGGAATTCGAGAGTAGACCAACCATCCATGTGACCATTTGCGTCATGATGCTTTATCTTTGCAATCTTGATGATGTTACCATCTTTCTCGATGTTCTCAATATCTATCAGGTCACGGGGAATTGCACCAGTGCCTACAGCTTCTGTGTCTTTGCCCATTGGTGTACCGAACAACTCTTTCTGTAAAACTTTACGAGTAGAGTCACCAGTAATACCAACAGCCCAACACAAGATTGGCTTCTTAAATCTGTGACCTTCCCACCACTCAGGGTAGAGGCCAGTTAAGTGATACGACACTTCTACTGCTTCACTGAAAGACTTACCTACTCGGTTAGCCGCACACAGGAAGCGTCTTTTAAACGTAGCACCTGCCTTATAAAAATCCTTCTGGAATTTATAAGGTTCAAAAACGTTGATTCGATTGTATTTGATAACCCTTTCACGTTCCTCTAGAAGTTCAATTACTTGCCACTTAATGTGGTCAGGTAAGGTATCGAAATCGATGTTTGATAAATCCATTCTTTTATCTCCTTTAACAGATGCGCCCCTTTGGCGACCCTCTAACATCTGCGTAGCGACGCGCAAAAATATTTTGGCGAAGTATTTTAAAGAACACAGCTTGTGTGTTTAACGTGGTGCCTGTGTTCGAAACTTATTACACGCACAAAAATTTGGATGCGAGTGCAGGAGTTGAACCTGCCTTTATTCCAGCGTATGAGACTGGTAAGTTCCCCGAACTCTAACTCGCAATTTGGTGGGAACGGAGGCGCTTGAATCCTCTTGTTCTGCTCTTCAGGCAGACACATCACCATTAATGTTTCGTTCCCATATTGGTACACCTGACTGGACTCGAACCAGTGACCTTTCGGTTATCAGCCGAATGCTCTAAACCAACTGAGCTACAGATGTGTTGTTTGGCGGAAAACGTAGGACTCGAACCTACACACCCTTTCGGGCTCCTCCTTAGCAGGGAGGCATGGCTACCATTTCATCAGTTTTCCAAATTATATATGTTCGTCGGCTTGCATCTTTCAGCGTCGAAGGGGAGAGCGCCGTCTCTTTTTCCCTTCCTAATTTTTTGGTGGGGCAGGTAGGAGTCGAACCTACGAAGTCCGAGGACATCAGATTTACAGTCTGCTTGCTTTGACCACTTGCATACTTCCCCAATTGTTTGGCGGACAGTGTTGGATTCGAACCAACTATCTTTGAGTTAACAGCTCACCGCATATGCCACTTATGCTTACTGTCCAAAATTTGGCGGGCAATCTAAGAATCGAACTCAGATGACTGGGTTTGGAATCCAGCATAATGCCATTATATGAATCACCCTTGGCGTTCCCTACAGGACTTGAACCTGTAACCTACGGCTTAGAAGGCCGTTGCACTATCCGATTGTGCTAAGGAAACGAATTTCTTGGCTGGATTCTTTTGAGTCTATTCCAGCGAAAGACAAATACTTATAGTACGTCTTTGCGTTCAAACTTACGAAAAGTTTCTTGTTTAACATCAGCGAATAAGCTTAAGCCAAAAAGGTTAAGATAACTGATATCAATCACAGCGTCAAACTTTTCACCTACATCTCGATACTTGTAATTACAAATAATCTCGAAGATACCCTCGCTATCCACGTCCATACAAAAAGCTTCTGTCTTGAAACGTGGAATTAAGATGTCAATTATTAAACCAATCATAAGTTACCGCCTTAGTCGTCTTCAGGTTCTGGTTTAAGAACGAAGGACAGTAAGCTTTTAAGCTTGGCGTCTATCTGTTCCTTAGTCATAGTTTCTTTGTCGTCCATCTTAACTTCAACAGATGAAGCTTTAGGGTAAACAAGGTCAGCTACTTTCGAAGCTGCTTTGTACCTTAGCTCTGCTGGCATCTGAGGGTCTTGAGCAATGTCCATCATAATCTCTTCCATTGACAGACCATCTTCGGAACGTTCAGCAACACGGTTCAACATACGTTGAGTCATCTTGTTTCTAGAACCTCGAGGTCTTCCACTGCTCGCCTTATTACCTGCAACAAACTGTCCAGTTCTGATGTTACGACCTTCAACGGTTTTAGTATCTTCAGTATCAGTCATTACATCACTCCTTATGTGTAGTTCCCACCATCCTCCCATCCACCTATATCCATATACTTGTGGATGCTACAGACTTTAATAGCGCTGAGAAAAGGAAAACATTACACTGTAAGAAGAAATTAGATGGGATATCATATTATCAATCCCTTACACTGAGATAATAAGAAGAGGGAAGGAGAAGTCAGATGCCATATCATCTTTACAATTAACAGTGATAATAAGAAGTAAGTACTTCAATCCCTTTCCCCTTCGCACATGAGTATTAGCTCAAATTTTCAGGATTTCTTTCACATTACACTGAAATTAAAAAAGATAAATGCGGTATGATTAATGCGGGGTCACATGCGATATCATTATCAAGTGAGGGTATCCTTAGTATTCAACAGGAACGCGGTGGTATAGGTGTCCGGTCAGGAATTTAGGAAGTGTAAAAGGGGAAGTGGGTCAGCCTCTCACTGATTCTCGTCAATACCCCATTATCCTACCATACCCACCCCAGCCTAGTCAATACTGTGGATTCATACAGTGCATCAATGAATAACTATGCAATCAATGTGAATAACTATCCATCAATCAATACATTCAGTGAATAAGTATGCGTTCACGTATGCGAGTATGTACGTTCACGGGATTGTCAATAGGTATCTATCCATGCGGTACTGTTAATGCGTACAGTGCTGTGATTATATACAGTGGATATGTACCATGTGTTATCATTCCCTATTGTGATTAGTATATGGCTTATCATATCCCACCTAACTATATTGAAAAGGAATAGTTTCCCCTGTTATTATTCCATACGTACAGAATACCCTGCTAACTATCATATCCCGTTATTATAATTCTCCTAACCTTCCATATATCAAAATCCCGCCTTTGTTTTAGTGCTACTGTCAAGCCTTATTATCAGTGATTTCTTCCAGCTCCTACACGTATGAATTAACCCTATGATTAACCTAGGTTTATATGTGATTGAAACGATAGCTCATAAGGATTAATCCGTATGTATTTGATTCTTTTAATCTTTTCTCTTTTCAGTGTTTAGATTGGTAGTGTATGGGATAACTTTTCTCATGTTATCAATGACTTATTACATTGTTGTATTCATGAGTTGTTTATGCTATTCAAAGACTATTCATATTAGAGGATAAGAGGGATTAGATAATCTCTTTATAAATCAATAG